GTTTGAGCGACGTGAGCAAGGATATTGGTTTATGAATAATGGTGAGCCTACCTACATGACGGGTACTCACTACATGTATCTTCAGTGGACTAAGATTGACATCGGTCTACCTGACTTCCGTGAGTCCAACCGGATATTCTATATATTCTGGGAGGCATGCAAGGCTGACAACAGATCTTTTGGTATGTGCTACCTAAAGAACCGTCGTTCAGGTTTCTCATTTATGTCATCTGCCGAGACGTCCAATACAGGTACAATTGTAAGAGATGCTAGACTTGGTATTTTATCTAAAACTGGTTCTGATGCTAAAAAAATGTTTACTGATAAGGTTGTACCTATAGTAAGAAATTACCCCTTCTTTTTCAAGCCGATCCAGGATGGTATGGACAACCCGAAGACGGAGTTGGCCTTCCGGGTTCCTGCGAGTAAGATCACTCGTAAGAATATGGATGAGGAGCGCGATGATGATATAGAGGGGCTAGATACTACCATCGACTGGAAGAACACTGCAGACAACAGCTATGATGGTGAGAAGCTTCTTTTACTAGTTCACGATGAGAGTGGTAAGTGGGAGAAGCCAGAGAACATTCTAAATAACTGGCGTGTAACTAAGACATGTCTTAGATTGGGGTCTAAAATTATTGGAAAGTGCATGATGGGTTCAACATCAAATGCGTTGAGCAAGGGTGGTGAGAACTTTAAGAGGCTATATTACGATAGTGAACCTACCAAGAGATCTGCCAACGGTCAGACTAAATCAGGTTTATATTCTTTGTTTATTCCAATGGAGTGGAATATGGAAGGATTTATTGACGAGTATGGTTGGCCAGTATTTGATGATCCAAAGAAACCTGTGAAAGGTATCGATGGAGAGGATATAACTATGGGTGTCATCACCTATTGGAATAATGAGGTTGCTGCGATGAAGTCAGACTCTGACGCACTCAACGAATACTATCGTCAGTTCCCTAGGACTGAGTCTCACGCGTTCCGTGATGAGAGTAAGTCATCTTTATTCAACCTAACAAAGATATATCAGCAGATCGACTACAATGACTCCATGATTAAAGATAGAGTATTGACTCGTGGTTATTTCCATTGGAAGAATGGTGAGCAAGACAGTGAAGTAATTTGGACGCCTGATCCAAAGGGCAGGTTCTTGGTATCTTGGATACCCGACCAGAATATGCGCAACAACGTCATTAAGAAGGATGGTAAGTTCTATCCCGGCAATAAAGATATTGGTGTGTTTGGGTGTGACCCTTATGACATATCCGGTGTAGTTGGAGGAGGTGGGTCCGCTGGTGCGCTACATGGAATCACTCAATTCCATATGCAGAACGCTCCAACAAATCACTTTTTTTTAGAGTATATTGCTCGTCCTCAGACTGCTGAGATATTTTTTGAAGAGGTGCTGATGGCTTGTTTCTTTTATGGCATGCCTATCCTTGTAGAGAATAATAAGCAGCGTTTGCTGTACCATTTTAAGAATAGAGGTTATCGTCAATTTTCATTAAATAGACCTGATAAACACATATCAAAGTTATCAAAAACAGAGCTTGAATTAGGTGGTATTCCAAACTCTTCAGAGGATGTAAAACACGCGCATGCTAATAGTATCAACACTTACATTGAAGAATACGTTGGAATTGACGCAGACGGTAATTATCGAGAAAAAGATAGTATGGGTGATATGTACTTTACCAAAACTTTAGAAGATTGGGCTCGATTTGATATAAACAACAGGACAAAACATGATGCCTCAATTAGTTCTGGATTAGCATTAATGGCATCTAGAAAACACCTATTTATACCTGTTAAACAGGAATCTAAAATAAGTGTTAAATTTGTAAGATATAAGAATACTGGCATAAGAAGCGAAATTATCGAATAATGGATAAACCATCAGTTGTTATCTCCTCATTACCCTTTCCGGACCAAATGGCTCCAGATGAAGTCAAGGCGACATATGAGTATGGATTAAAGGTAGGAAAAGCCATCGAAGGGGAATGGTTTAAGAGGAAGTCTAATTCAAGCAGATTTTATCAGCAGTGGGGTGAATTCCACCGTTTGAGATTATATGCTCGTGGGGAACAGCCTGTACAAAAGTATAAGGATGAAATTGCTGTTAATGGCGATATATCAATGTTAAACTTAGATTGGACTCCGGTTCCAATTATACCTAAGTTTGTTGATGTTGTTGTGAATGGTATGTTAGATAGGCCATATACAATTAAGGCTGAAGCTCAAGACATATTATCTGCTGAAAAGAAAAATGCATTTCAAGACATGATCGAGTCCGACATGGTCGCTAAAGATTTCTTGATGATGACCAAGGAGACACTTGGTATTGATGCGTTTAATGTTAATCCTGATGAACTACCTGCAAATGATGAAGAGCTTTCTTTATATATGCAGATGAACTATAAGCCATCTATTGAGATAGCTGAAGAAATTGCTATCAACACTCTACTCAAAATGAATAACTATGAGGATGTGTTGAGAGATTACTACTATGATGTTGCCACTTTAGGAATTGGTGTTGCTAAGCATGAGTTTCTAATTAATGATGGCGTTAAAGTTGAGTATGTAGATCCTGCAAACTGGATACATAGTTATACAGAGAAAAATGATTTCTCTGATTGCTTCTATTTTGGAGAGGTTAAGCAAGTTCATTATACTGAGCTTCTTAAAATGAATCCAAACTTGACAGATGAAGACCTTACTGAAATTAAGAACGCTGGATCAGCTTGGTATGACTATTTTCCTATAATTAGAAATTATCAAGATGATGCCTTCTTAAATGAGGTTGTTACATTGTTGTATTTTAATTACAAGACTCACAAGAAATTTGTTTGGAAAAAGAAATTACTTGAAAATGGAGGAGAGCGAGTAATCCGTAAGGATGATAACTTCAACCCACCACCAAACGAAATGTTTGAAGTAGTTGAGGCAGTTCGCGACGTTTGGTATGAAGGTGTATTAGTAGGAGGCTCAAACATTATTATCAAATGGGAGATGATGAAGAATATGGTTCGTCCTAAGTCTGCATCACAAAAAGCGCTACCAAACTATATTGCTTACGCTCCTCGTTACTATAAAGGAAATATAGAGTCATTAGTTAGACGAATGATTCCGTTTGCGGATCAGATTCAGCTTACACATTTAAAGTTACAGCAAGTTATGGCTCGCGTAGTTCCTGATGGTGTATTCATTGATGCTGATGGTATTAATGAAGTTGATCTTGGAACAGGTGCTGCATATAATCCTGAAGATGCTCTTAACCTATACTTCCAAACTGGTAGTGTAGTTGGTAGGTCATATACTCAAGATGGTGATTTTAACAACGCTCGTATTCCAATTCAAGAACTAAACTCAAACAGTGGTCAAGCTAAAATGGCCGCCTTGATTGGAAACTATAACCATTACCTAAATATGATCCGTGATGTTACAGGTGTAAATGAGGTGCGTGATGCATCCTCACCACATCCGGATGCTTTAGTTGGTGTTCAGAAGCTTGCCGCACTTAATTCAAATACAGCTACTAGACACATTCTAGATGCTGGTATAAATACTACTAAGAGAATAGCTGAGTGCTTGTCTATTCGTGTTGCTGACATACTTGAGTACTCTGATTTCGCTGAGGAATTTGCTATGCAGATTGGTAAGTTCAACATGACAATACTTGAGGACATTAAGAATTTATATCTTCACAACTTTGGTATTTTCATTGAAGTTTCTCCAGATGAAGAGCAAAAAGCACAGTTAGAGGCAAATATTCAAATTGCTCTACAGCAGCAGACAATTGATCTAGAGGATGCTATTGATATTAGAATGATTAATAATACCAAGCTAGCAAACGAGATGCTTAAGATGAAGCGTCGTAAGCGTATGGAGCAAAAGCAGAAAGAAAAAGAGATGGAATTCCAAATGCAAATGCAGACGAATATTCAGTCATCTCAAGCAGCTGCTGAATCCAAAGCACAGATCATTCAATTGGAAGGTCAGACAAAAGCACAGATCAAACAAATGGAAGTTCAGGGAGACATTCAGAAAATGCAAGCTGAAGCTGAGCTTAAGAAAGAGCTAATGGCTATTGAGTTCCAGTATAACATGCAGTTAAACGGAATGCAGATGCAGACATTAAAAGATCGTGAGGCTGAGAAGGAGAAGGCAAAAGATAAGCGAGTTGACCTACAGGCCACTCGTCAGTCTGAGCTAATTAACCAACGACAAAATAACCTACCACCTCAAAACTTTGAGAGTACTGAAGACTCACTTGATGGCTTCGATTTAGAAGCGTTTGGACCTAAATAATGGCATATATAGAACATAACTTTTTCCCATTAAAAGTATTCGTTAGAAATGAATACATGTATCAAAATCAAAAAGGTCATGGGGAGTTTACACCTGGAGTAATAATGTCTGTTAGGTGCATGCCTGGACAAGCTGCATTATTTCAAGTTCTTTTAGAAAATGGAGTAATGCGTGATAAATTACCAAGCCATGCATTACTTACTGAACCTAAGACTCCAGATCCAGATCTTCCATTTCATTTTTTACAAATATGGAATTGTTTTTCTTACAATTTTACTTTGCTTCATTTGTCATATGTTTATGACACTAAGGTTGAGGTATTTATGAAAGATCATAAGTTTTATCCGGGAAGTTACTATGCAACTATCAATTGGGGAGCAAATGATTTAAACACTGATTTATCTTTAGCTGAGGATCCATTAGAGCATAAAAGCCATCACATAATACTTCTTGATAACGGACAGATAGCACTACAACCAAACAATCGAATAAAGTGGTCTGAGCCATCATTTGTAACAAAACCATTTCCAGAGCGCCCTGATTATTTAGTAAATATAGATTACTATAATTGCGAAAGCTTTGATAAATGGCATACAGAGGATTCTGATCGTATGTTCTACGATAATGAATAAATAAAATAATTACTAACTTTGTTGAAAATTAAATTAAATGGAAGGTGAATTTAAAGTAAGAGCTGTAGATTTCGAAGAGAAGTCTGTGGCTGAAAAAGAAGCAGATCTTCTTGAAGGATTAGAAGATCATTCTGGCGATAATGATACTATTAAGATAGACTTAACAGATCAACCACCAGCTGATCCTGTAATAGAAGATACTCCACCACAAGAGGTGGATTTAGATGATAATAAAGTTCTTTCATATCTTGGTAAAAGATGGAACAAAGAGATTACATCTTTAGATGACTTAGTTCAAGAGCGAGAACAAGCTGAGGAACTACCTGAAGATGTCTCTGCGTTTTTAAAATACAAAAGAGAAACAGGGCGTGGTATTGAAGACTTCATGAAATTGAATGTCGATTACAGCGCAATGGATGAAGATTCTCTACTTTATCAGTATTACAAAGATCAAAACCCAGAGCTAGATGCAGATGAGGTTAGATTTGAGCTTGAAACAAAGTTCTCATACGATGAGGATTTTGATGATGACAAGCAAATTAAGAAGGTAAAATTAGAGCGTAAAAAAGAGCTGACTAAGGCTCGTGACTACTTTAACAAACTAAAAGAACAGTACAAGGTTCCGCTTGAGTCAAGGGAAGCCTTTGTTCCGCAGGAAGAAAAAGAAGCTTACGAATCTTACAAGCAATATAAACAAGCCGCGACTAGCGAGCAAGAGGAACAGATGAAGAGGTCTAAGTATTTTGCTGATAAGACTACTGAATTGTTTTCTGATAAGTTTGAAGGTTTCAAATTTGCAATTGACGAAAACAAAGCAGTTACTTACAAACCAGCAGAAGCTAAGTCACTTCTTGAAGAGCAGTCTTCACTAAAGAACTTTGTAAATAAGTTCCTAAATGAAGAGGGTTATCTAAAAGATGCTGAGTCTTTCCATCGAGCAATAGCGATTGCTTCGAATCCTGATAAGTTTGCAAAGTTCTTCTATGAGAAAGGAATGGCAGACACAGTTGATACGGTCTCTAAGGAGTCAAAGAATATCGACATGGTGCGTCAATCTACTCAAGTAACTAAGAAAACTGATGGTGGTATTCAAGTAAGAGCTATAGAACCTAGTTACGGTAACAGATTAGTTATTAAACAAAAACCTAAAAACTAGAAAAAATGGCTGGTACATTACAATCATCTCCGGGTCCATTATTGACC